TAAATCTTTATAAATGTGATACACCTCACTATCATACTGGTATAATACGGACATAGGACTAGGGCTGACCGCGTAAAAAAACAGACCCCCCGTTGCTACAAACCCCCGCGTGTGTATATGTACACCCTAAATAAAAATATTTGATAAAGTTAAGCTGCCGTAATACCTGTCCGATATGTCCGTATTATACCAGTATGCTAGTGAGGTGTATCACATTTATAAAGATTTATTAGATAAAAACGGGAAATGCGTTATATTTCCCGCCTTATATATAGTAGGGGAGTAAAACGATCCCTTACTAGTTTTACGACCTACAACGCCTCGTTGGAAACTCGGCGAGCCCCCAAAGGGTGAGACGAGTTTTACCCCTCAGTCGCTGTAGCTCCCTCGGGAGTTTCTGTAAAGCAACACTACGCGGCAGGTGTAAACTAATAGTTACCCAGTAACCTATTTCTAGCCTAGTAATGAATCAAAGATTTTAATTACGGCGCTTATCCACAGGTTTTATACACAAGGAGATTAATGGCTGAGAACTCAGCAGATATCGCGAAGCGAATTATTCTCGGTTGTGTAGCTGAGAATATGACTGTGGAGCAAGCCTGTGCTTCAGCCGGTAAATCATTAAAGACCTATGAGTATTATCGCAGATCAGATCGTGTCTTCGCCGATAAGATGGATAGAACTAGGTTAGGTCTAAGGGATAAGAACTTTGCACTAGGAGATATCTCAGAGATTACCTTTGCACAATTTAGAGACCGCTTCTTAAAGAATAAGACATTCCCCCATCAACAAAATTTAGTAGATATGATTGAGGTTGGTAAACCTTCGTGGTTACACCCCTCTATGAAGTATGAACCAGGACTTGCTAATAACCGCATACTTCTAAATATTCCGCCCAACCACGCCAAGTCAATGACTATCACTATTGACTACGTAACCTGGCAGGTCTGTAAGAATCCAAACTTTAGAGTTCTTATAGTTTCCCAAACTCAAAGGCTTGCAGCAGATTTCTTATACGCTATAAAGCAGAGATTAACCCACCCCTCATATGAGGAGCTACAATCAGCTTACGCTGCCGGTGTGGGTTTCAGATCAAAGAGTGCTTCCTGGCAAGCTACCAGAGTTACCTTCGGGGATGAGTTGCGTGAATCATCTGAAAAAGATCCCAATATAGAAGCAGTAGGTATTGGCGGTCAGATCTACGGTAAGAGAGCCGATATGATCATAGTAGATGATGCTGTGACTCTATCTAATGCTAATGACTTTGAACGACAGATTAAGTGGTTAACCCAAGATGTAAGATCTCGTCTTAACCCTAGTGGTAAATTAATTATTATTGGTACCCGCGTTGCAGCAGTTGATCTATATAAAGAACTACGCAACAACGATAGATATCCTGGCGGCCTAGTACCTTGGTCATACCTAGCAATGCCAGCCCTATTAGAATCTAGTGAGAAGCCTGAAGAGTGGGTCACCTTATGGCCCCAATCAGATCAACCCTTTGATGGTCAGAAGGAAGAGGAGAAAGATCCAGACACAGGATTTTATCCTAGATGGAATGGGCGTAACTTATATAACGAACGCCAATCTATGGATGCTTCAACTTGGGCGCTTATCTATCAGCAACAAGATATCTCAGATGATGCGGCCTTTGACCCAGTCTGTGTTCGTGGTTCTATAGATGGTATGCGTAAGTCAGGTAGATTAACCGCAGGTCATCCTGGACACCCAAGAGATTTAAATGGCTTTACCTATATCTGTGGGTTAGATCCTGCAATGGTAGGAGATACCGCAGCTATCTGTTATGCAATAGATAGAGCTACTAGTAAACGCTATATTGTAGATGCTATTAAGATTACCAGACCTAGCCCTGCTGCTATTAGAAATCTAATATTTGACTGGACATCCTTGTATGGTCCTAGTGAGTGGATAGTAGAGAAGAACGCCTTTCAATCTTTCTTAACACAAGATGAAGGTATCAAGATGCACTTAGCATCTAAAGGTGTACAGTTTAAAGAACACCATACTGGCAATAATAAATGGGATGCAGGTTTCGGTGTTGCATCTATGGCTAGCCTATTTGGTACTAAGCAATTTGATGGTAAGCACCATAGGGATAATCTAATACACCTTCCTTCAGATCAAACTGAAAACATTAAGGCTCTAATAGAGCAGTTAATTACTTGGTCTCCTACGACTAAGGGTAAGACAGATATGGTAATGGCTCTTTGGTTCTGTGAGATCAGAGCAAGAGAGATGCTCAACTATGGTAAGTATCAAACACACCATCTTAAAAATCCATTCCTATCAAAGTATGAACAGAGCAAGAGAACAGTCGTCAACCTAGACGAACTCTTTGCTGAGAAGGAACGCACGTTTATTTAAGGAGCAATATTGTTATCAACTAAAGAGGTAGTCTCAAAGATAGATCGGTTGAAGAACCGCTATGCAGCTAGAGACCAGCGTATGCGGGATGTTCTTTCCGTACGCCAAGGTGATATATCAAAAGTATATCCTGCTATGTTCTCAGAGGATTACCCAAAGCCTTTAGTTGCAAACTTTGTAGATGTAGCCGCCCGTGATTTAGCAGAGGTAATGGCACCACTGCCATCCTTTAACTGTGCAGCAACTAATATGGTATCTGATACCCAACGCCGTGCTGCTGATACTAGAACTCGCATTGCAAACTATTATATCGCATCATCTGATCTACAGATCCAGATGTATACCGGTGCTGATTACTTTAATACCTACGGTTTATTGCCAGCAATGATTGAGATGGATTATGAGACAAACAATCCTCGTATCCGTTTACTAAATCCTTTTGGTGTATACCCTGAGGTAGATAGATTTGGTCGTTGCTTATCCATATCACAGATTATTGCATCCGATGCTGAAAGTATCGCATCCCAATATCCTGAGTATTATGATCAGATAGTTGGTAAGACTGTTTATTCTTACGCATCCCCTTACCTATCTATTGTTAGATACCACGATAAAGATCAAGACTTAATTTTTATACCAGAGCGTAATAACTTAGTTCTATCTAATACACCTAACCCAGTAGGTAAGTGTTTAGCAAGAGTTGCACTTCGTTCATCCCTAGATGGTGAAGCTCGTGGACAATTTGATGATGTTCTATCTGTTCAACTAGCCCGTGCTCGCTTTGCAGTATTGCAGATCCAAGCAGCAGAGAAATCTATTCAAGCACCTATTGCTATTCCACAAGATGTGCAGGAGTTGGCATTAGGACCTGATGCAATTATGCGGTCTGCTAATCCACAAGGTATTCGTAGAGTTCCACTAGAACTACCAGCAGGAGTCTTTACAGAGTCAGGTGTACTAGAGCGTGAGTTAAGATTAGGTTCTCGCTACCCTGAATCTCGTTCAGGTAATATTGATGCCTCTGTTGTTACAGGTCGTGGAGTACAAGCATTACAGGCTGGCTTTGATACACAAGTTAAAGCAGCACAAGCACAGTTCGCTAGATTATTCCAAGAACTAACCTCACTTTGTTTTGAAGTAGATGAGGTTGTCTTCGGTAATATGACTAAGACTATTAAGGGAACCGATGACGGTACACCTTATACAATGAAATACACACCATCTCGTGATATTAAAGGTGAGTATGGCGTAGATGTACGTTACGGCATTATGTCTGGTATGGATCCTAACCGAGCCATCATTGCATTACTACAAATGCGTAGCGATAAATTAGTATCAAGAGATTATGTCCGCCGAGAAATACCAATGGAGTTAAATGTTACGCAAGAAGAACAAAGAGTTGACATTGAAGAAATGCGTGATTCTCTTAGGGTTGCTGTTGCTCAGTATGCACAAGCTATTCCCGCGCTTGCTGCCCAAGGTCAAGACCCATCTCAAGTCATTACAAGAATTGCCGAAGTAATACAAGGCAGACAAAAAGGTTTCCAGTTAGAAACTATTATAGAAAAAGCATTTGCACCAGAACCACAACCGGTGGCACCAACAGCACCGGCACTTCCAGAACAATCTAGTATTCCAGCAGTAGGAACGGCCCCCGTTCCTGCCTCGCAGCCAACTGAACAACAACAAAGCGGAGAGGCCCCTGCTGCTGGACCTAGACCTGACATCGCACAACTACTCGCCTCCATTGGCGGAGCAGCATAATAGAAGGAGGTGAAAATGAAAAAAGGAACATTTCAAAAGTCTGTAGAGGTCAAGCCTACACAGGGCAAGATGGATACAGCCAAGCCAGCAGGTGGAGAAGTTAAGTTCGGCTACACACCAGCAGGTCGTAAAGGAACAAAGGCATAATTATTTTAATGACAGGAGTACTGGGTGAATAACGATAACAATCTTAATCGCCCAGTACGAACGTCTGATTACTTTGTAATCGCTACAGGATTCGTTTTAAATATAGCATCGGCTATAGATGCTTTAGCAGATGACTTACACCAGTTAGCTGTCTATCATTCAAATCAAAAAAGCCAAGAAGATAAAGTTTGGCAAAAATTTTCGCAAGACTTAGAGACTTTAAAGGAGGACTAGTATGTCAATGACGAATCCACTAGCTGGTCCATCAGGTCCAGGTAAATATTCTACAAGAACAGATAAATTATCCTTAGGTTCAACATCATACGGTGATGATACTGCTGCACTTAATACAGCAGCACCTAAATCAAAGACTCGTGGTGTAGCAGATGATGTAGGTGGAAGACCTGCTAGTCCAGCAACGCAAACTCCTATAACTCCACTATTTGCTCCATCACAAAGACCAGATGAAGCCGCTAATGCTGGCACTGATATTGGTGATGGACCTGGATCATCAGCATTAATGATGCAATCACAGTTTGCAAACAGTAAAGTATCAGACTCTTTAGCAGAGTTACTACCTTACGATAGCACTGGTGAAATCAATATTCTTTACCAGCAAGCTAAAGCACGAGGTATGTAGTGGCAAACCCAAATCTTGATGCCGCCGTTTTACAGGCAGGTCTCACTGGGAAAAAGAAAGAACAAATTGATGGACTATCTAAGTTATTAGATTCTCATCGTAAACTTATTTCTTTACCAGAAAACCAAGCAAAAGCATCATTTGAAGCATTGCCAGAAACTCAACAAAAAGCCCACGTTTCTTTCTTTGGTGATGGTGGTCCTGCTGAGGTTTTAGGTAGCGCAGCTCATTATTTAGGTATAGGTTTTAAACAAACTATTGGTCGCGCTTTTAGCGCATTAGGTGAAGTATCGGACTTTTCAACTCGCCTTGCTCGTACTGGATTAATAGCAGCAGATCAAGGTGTTGACCTAAGCACTGCATTTAAAATAGCAAATGATAAAGGCGATAAGGTATTTGATCCAAGTCGTATTGATGCGGCTACTAGAATATACGGCGAAGATGCAATGTCTGTCGCAATGAAGGTCGCTGGCGGTATGAGTCTAAGTGAGATTCAAGCAACAGGTTCAGATGCTGAAAAGTTAATTGCATCAACTGCTGCTCAGAAAAAAGATAAAGATAATTATTTTATGGGTGCATTGGATGCTGCACAAAGAGCAAAGTACTCTCCAGGTAGAGCTGTAGCAAATCTTATCCTTCCAGAATTTTTAGAAAAAACTGTTTTATACAAAGGTATCTCTGGTGTAGTAGATGCTGGTTATAGAATATTTACTGATCCATTTTTAATATTAGGTAAAGCTAAGAAAGCCTATGATGCTGGAGATTTTTTACTTTACAATATACTAGGTAAAGAAAAGTTTACCTACGGTAGAAATTTAATGGCTACCGCAGGTAACACTGCTCAAGTTGATAGAGTATTTAGTAATTCAGGTACTAGAAACCTATTTGATAGATATGGCGCTAGTCTAGAAAAGTTAGATACTGCTCGCAAATCTAAAGATCGTATTGCTGGTGCTGAGGCTTACAAAGAAGCAAGACGTTTAATACCTGAGTTTGGTCCTGCTGGTGTAGATGAACTTATTGCTGCTGGTGTTAAGGATGCAACTACTGCGGCAAATTTTTTAAAAAACCACGCTGATATAAAATCTATCCTATCTGGTCAAGCAGGTCGTAGAACTCCATTAGTTCCAACCTTAAATGCTGCTCGTAGAGCAAGAGTTGCTATATTTACTACTGGTAATAAAAAAATTAATATAGATAAAGCTGGTCAAGCAATTGTTAGAGCTCTTTATACAGGTGATGAAGCACAGGATGTCGTATCTACTCTTGGACTTAAAAGTTCTGAAATTGCTAAAATGGAAGCAGGAGTAGGTCGCAGTAGAGGTAAGATAAGAGATGGCTCTATTAGATTTACTGAGAATCAAATCAGTGGTCGTATTGATCGCTTTATGCGTAAGTTTACAACTATTCCTTATTTTAAGAATGGCTTTTTTGATGTAACAACTTCTGATGCTCCTGAAAAAATCTACCAACTAGCTGCCTTGACAAACACTCGCTATCATTCAAGAGTAATCCAAGAAGCATTTGCTGCTGGAGATGAAGGTCAAAAGAAACAAATTTTTATAGGTCTTTGGAATACTATTGCTGAAACTCGCCAAGTAACTAAAAGTCCTGCCGGTAAGAATTGGGTAGACCAATTTAGCGGTACAGCATTAGATTATAGTTATGGTGCTAATATACTTGTTGATAAAATAGGTACTGATGGAAAACCATTACTAGATGATCTTGGTAATATTATTAGAGAAGAAATTAACCCTGCTAATTTTAATGGTCAACAGTTAGCCTTGCACGGATATCAATTATCTAGTGCAATAGCTGTTCCTTCTATACTAGACCTTGATCGTTTATCTGCTCGTTCTGGAATTATAAATCGTATGCTTGGCCTTTCCCATAAAAAATGGGCAGATGACTTAACATCTGGCTGGGTATTAGGCACACTTGCTGGACCTAAGTTTCCAGTTCGTAACGCAGCAGAAGATTTAATGTTAAATATTGCGGTAGGTCAAAGAACTTGGGGCATTACAAAAGGTCGTTTTGTATCAACTAAATTACGTCAGGTTAAAGAAGCAGAAGCTGGTCTTACTACTGAGCAGAAAAAACTTGGTCAAGAAATAGCAGACCTTGTATCTGAAACAGATGAACTTGTAAAGAATCCAACCAAAGCAAGTCAAGTTAAAATTAATCAAGATCTTATTAAATCAAAAACTGAAGATCTTAGAGGTCTTGAAGGTAAGAAAATTAAATTTTATGAATCTAATCTTGGATTCGTAAATCGTTTAGTTGGTCGTGGTCAGGTAAAAGAGTTTCAAGTTCGTATTGCTGCGGCTGGTGATGATATAAATAAAGTTCGCCAAATAACTGCTGAAGCAATTATGACTGGTAAATTATCTTCCCGCGCCTTATCTAAAAGAGATAAACAATTCCTAGCAGAGTTTTCTCAATATGGCAGAACTCAAGATATGCTTGATGAAGTTGTAGAAGGTGGTAAGAACACCCTTCGCGGTGGTAGTTACTCTATTCAAGCTAGTAATGATGCCAGAAAATATGGCACTCTTCGCGCCCTTGAATATGATGGTGTAAAGTTTAAGCAATCAGGTAGTTCATATACCAATATAGATCCTGTTGCTAATGATCAGTCACGCTTATCTTGGCTTGTAAAGATCGCAATACACACAAACGATGAGATTGATTCTATTCTTATAAATAATCTTGATAATAAAGAATTGGCTATTGCTAATCTTATAAAGTATTTAGATGAAAACCCTGGATTAAGGGGTCGTTTTCAATCTATGTCATCAGGTATAGTAACTACTGCTCAACACGCTGAACGTACTTACCTAGATGTATTAAATACTTTTTCTAAGGCAGACGGAACATTAAATAAAGATCTTTGGAACAAGGTTCGTAAGGTAGATGCTAAGGGTAAGGTAACTTTATCTAGTAAAAACTTATCAATAGATGATCTTCCATCAAGAACACAAAAAGAAATGCACCCAAGATGGATATCTGGTCCTACTTTAGTTCCAGTCTCTGACGGTAAAAGTATGACCGCATCTGTATTTGAAAAATCTTGGGATTATATGGGCGAAGCTAACGCTAGATTCTCTAGGGAAGGCATCGTACTAGATGCTATGTTAGACGTTCGTGGACAAATGGATGAAACAGGATTTGCTGATAGAATATTTAAACAACTTACTGCTGGTAAAACTGGTGATGATTTAGTTAAAGCAGAGACTAAAGCACTTGAGCATATTACTTCTATTGCAGAAGATATGGCTAAAAATAGAATTCTCTCCTATGTAGATAATCCTGCTGTTCGTAGCCAGTTGGCTATGTCTGCTCGTAACTTTGCAAGATTCTATAGAGCAACTGAGGACTTCTATCGCCGTATAGGTCGTGCAGTTAAATACAATCCAGAGTCAATCGTTAGAGCAAGTTTAACTTATGAAGGAATTAGTCACTCTGGCTTCGTTCAGACAGATGATAATGGAGAACAATACTTTTTCTATCCTGGTCTAACTCCAGTTTACGAAGCAATGAATAACGTAGGTAAATTGTTTGGCATTAAAGAGAACTTCCAGATTCCAATGCCAATTGAGTTTAGTGCAAAGATAAAGATGATTACACCTTCTTTAAACCCAGACTCCTTGTTCCCTACATTTGCTGGACCATTAGCTGCGGTTCCATTAAAAATGGTTGGAAATATGGTTCCACAAGTTAAAGATTTAGAACAATACCTATTGGGAGTATACGGCGAAGATCAACCAATGATTGCAGCCATATTACCAGCGCACGTTAATCGTATATTTGGAGCTTTAAGTACAGATGAGCGTAACTCTCAGTATGCTTCTGCTTATCGTAAAGCAGTTACTTATCTTGAGGCTACAGGTCACGGATTAAAAATAACTATTGATCCAGTAACTGGTGAAGAGGTAGCACCTTCTCCAATGGATTTAAACAATTATAAAGATAAGATAGAAGCAAGCACATTAACTATAATGAGTATGAGAGCCTTGCTAGGCTTTATATTACCAGCTTCACCACAAGTAACTTTAAAGGCTGATATGGCTAAATGGGTACGAGATAATGGTCAAGTAAACTATAAACAAACATTTAATGATTTAATAAATAGATACGGTGACTTTGAGAAAGCAATTGAACAATGGATTAAGTACTATCCAGATCAAATGCCATACACTATTTCAGAATCAGAACCTGCTGTAGTTGCTAACGTTAGAGCAGTAGATGGTGCAAAAGATTGGATTGATTCTAATCAAGAATTACTAACTAAATATCCAGAAGCAGCATCATTTCTAATACCTAATGTTGGTAAGTTTGATTTTGATTCCTATAAACTATTATTTAAATCAGGTTTAAAAACAAAGAAAACAATAACTGATTTTGTTGTAGAGGCTAGTGCCGCTAAAGACCTCCAAGAGTACTTTGCTAAACGAGATGAATTTGAAGAGCAAATGTCTTTTACAAATAGCAGTAATCTTAAAAGTCAACTTAGAGATGATTGGCAAAACTGGTCAGATCAATTTAAAGGCGTAAGACCTTTATTGCAAGAACGACTAGGTCAATACGGTGAGAAATCAGTTCAAAGAGTAAGAGCACTAGATGATCTACGAAATATGTTAAAAGATCCAAGTGTTAAAACTCAGCCTAAACTAATTTCAATACTTGATCAAATGGTATCAACATACGATGATTATGTAAATCAAAGAGATTTTAATACAAGTATTACCTTTGGTAACAAGCAAGACTATAAACAACAGTTAAGATCAAATGCTAAATCAGCATTAGAGATGTTGGCTGAATCTGATCCAAATGCATTAGCAGCATATAATCTATTGTTCGCTCCGTTATTCAACTAATTGTTAGGAAACTAAATTGGCATACACAAAACTTGAGGGTAAAAAGAAACTTCAGAATGACTTAGCACAGCAGAAGGTTCGCGTTACCCAAGCACAAGATAAATTAAATGCTACAGTTAATGGCGTACCATTAGATCCTAATAGCATAGCTTATAAAACAGCAGATGCTGCATTTATTGCGGCTGTTAAAGAACAAACTAGATTACAGGGACTTTTAGATAACTATAAAGAGCCTGAAAAGAAATTATCTGCCAAGGAAATAGAAGCAAAACGTCAAGCAGATATAAAGGCAGGTAATATCCCACCTGTTGGTGGCATTGTTTCTGGTCAACCTAATACTAATCAAACTAAAGTAGTAGATGATTTTGATAGTTTATTAAAATCTTCTAAAACTTTTTTGCGAAGTATGTCAGATGATGATCGTTTAATTATAGCAACTCAGTTAGCAGATGCTGGCTATGAAGTACCTAAAATCAAAGCATATAATGATTCTTTACTTGGTGCTTATAATAGTCTTATACAGGGAGCAAAGTCTAAAAATAAAGAATTTCCAGATGATATAAAAACTGTTAATGATTTTCTAGCAGAACAAACAAATATAGCTATTCAGATTAAAGCCCTTGGTGATGGTGATGAACGCTACAAGCCTTTTGGTCAACAAGAAATTTATAATAGAAGTACCGCAGAAGGTGTAATTGATAGCATATTTACATCTCTTAATCTTGGAAGAGAAGCCTCAAAAACTGAGATAGATACTCTTTACAAGCAGTTACAGGCTGAACAAAAGAAACTATCTAGTATCTCTAAAGGTAGTTACAAGATGGTTAATGGCAGAAGAGTTCTTGTCCAAGAATCAGGTCTTGATTCTAGAACATTTTTAGAAAATAAAGTTAAAGAACTACCTGCCTATAAGCAAAGTCAGGCAGCAAAGGCTGAGAAGAGTAAGATAGATCTTACATCTACTGCCCTAGCTAATGGATATAATCTTGAAACAGACTTTGCAAACGATTTACCTAATTGGTTAGAATCTATAAACAAAGGTGAAAGTATAGACAAGTTTAAAAATATTATACGGATTAATTCTAGAAGAATGTTACCAGAAGCGATAAGAAATCAAATTCCACCTGATGAAGATTTATCTACAACATTTTCTACTTACATAAGTAACTATTCAAAATCATTTGGTGTACCTGTTGCTCAAGTTTCATTAAGTAAAATTATATCTATGGCTACAACTGATAAAGGATTTGCTAATTTACAACAATTTGAGGTCAAGAAAAGGGCAGATCCTCTTTGGGATTCTTCTCCAGATGGAATTGCAATTACTACTGATGTCATAAGCGATACACTTAAAGACTTTGGAATGTTAGGACAGGGAGTGCGAGAAGCATAATGGCAGTTAAAAAACCAGCAGGAGCCTTGCCTAAAGGTGGCGGTCAAGCCGCTTCAGGTACACAACTTGTACAACCTACTAAATCATCATCTGCTTCAGGCAGTAGTAAAACATCTAATTCTGAATTGCAAGCATACGTTGATTCGTTAAAAGGTATCACAGGTGCTTTAGGAGGTCTTGTACCATTACTTGGTCAATTAGATGGTGGATCTACAGCAGGTGGCGCTGGAATAGTTAATCCTGGTTATAGATCAGATGCTTCATATGTTGCAGAGGGTAGAAGTGGAACATCTAATACAGGTCAGAAATATATAAATGGACAATTAGTATCTGAATCTGAATTTAATGCATTTTTAAATAAAGATAATAAATCTGTTGGTAGTAGTGGGACTAGCGGTCCTAGCGTAAATGATTTAGAAAGAGAAGCTGGTGCAAGATCAGCTTATGCTTTGTTGTTATCAGAGTTTAGTAGATATGGTCTTGAAGCCTTAGTAACTCCATTACAAGATTTAATTAAACAAGGTTTATCTGGACCTGAGTTTCAGATTGCGTTACGCAATACTGATGCCTACCAAAAAAGATTTATAGCTAATGCTGACCGTATCAAAAAAGGTTTAACAGCATTAAGTCCTGCGGAGTATTTAGCATTAGAAGATGGATATCAAAGTATTATGCGTAACTATGGATTACCTGCATCTTATTACACTAAAGATAGTCTAGGTACACAGGCAGGTTTTAATAAATTAATTGCCAATGATGTATCAGCACTTGAATTAGAAGATCGTATTGTTACTGCACAGAAGAGAGTTCTAGATGCAGCACCAGAGGTAACTACTGCATTAAGACAATTCTATCCTGATATTAATAACGGTGATATTCTTGCTTATACTCTTGACCCAGAAAAAGGATTAACAGAGATTAAGCGTAAGATAACTGCTGCTGAAATAGGTGGAGCAGCGCTATCTGCTGGATTAAAAACTAGCCTAACTGATGCAGAGTATTTACGCCGCTATGGTGTAACTGCTGAAACTGCTAGAGCAGGTTATGGCGCTATTGGTGGCGGTCTTGAGCGAGGTAGACAACTAGCATCTATCTACCAAGAACCAGATTATACACAAGCAGTAGCTGAAGAAGAAATATTTAATTTACCAGGACAAACAGAAGCCCAACAAAAACGTAAGAAAGTTATTGGGTTAGAGAAAGCCACCTTTGGTGGACAAACTGGAGTTTCAAGCGGAGCACTGAGCCAAAATAGAGCTGGCTCTTACTAACTAGACCTGCCATCAGAACTACCGGCCTGATGGAGAGATAACAAGACCGGAAGTAGAAGCCATACAGAAATCCCCACACTGTATGAGGTCTACGACAACTACAACGAATGGGAGATGGACTATGTCCAACTATGACTACGAGGATGATGACGATACTGACAACAGTGTTGAGTCGTTAAGCAATGATCTCGTTAAACAACTACGCAAGGCTAATAAAGCAAAAGATAAAGAGTTGGCAGATCTTAAAGCTAACTTTGAATCTTTAAATAAAGCGCAAAGAGAACGAGCAATCAAAGAAGCCCTCGCCAGTCGCGGGGTAAATCAGAAGATTTCTTCTTTTATTCCGCAGGATATAGACCCAACTGAGGAGTCTGTATCAAAATGGTTAGAAGCAAACGCAGATGTGTTTGGTCTTCAAACCGAAGAAGTACCCCAGAAAC